TTTTCTGAAATTATTTATTAAAATACCCTTTTTCAGCGGGGAAACAGTGCATGAACTACCAATCAGGATATTCCCATTTGTTAATTATTTTCTTCTTTGATTTTTTTACTCTTGATATTGTACAAGTTTTACACTCATAAGAATACGAGGATTGAATACTTTTATTCTTTCTAATTAAGTAAAAACCATCTATCAAATCTTTTATTTTACCACATACTCGACATTTACGTTCTGTAAGAACGAAATGATCAAGTTCCATTTGTTCATCAAAATCCATTACAGAACTTGAATTACTCCGTTACAATCTGGAATGTCTTGAAATATTTTATTTTGTATACCTTGTTTTAAAGTCATAGCACTCATTGCACAACTTGTACAAGCACCACCTAATCTTACTTTTACAAACTTTGTTTCTTCCTCTATTTCAACAAACTCGACAAATCCTCCATCTGCTTCAATATAAGGAGCAATCTCAGATAATGATTTAATCACATTGCTTGGAGTTAGTTCCATCACATATAATCCCACATATAAGATCTATCACCATATTCATCCACTTTCCATAAATCACCATCTGCGTCAACAAAAGAGTTATCATCTAATCCGTCAGACATAAAACCAAATGGTGCCATATCTTGTTCTATTTGATTCTTTTGTTCCTCATATATTCTCTTTCTAACATCATTATCAGTCATTTCTTTGAAATAATCTTGTGCAACTAACCAAGCAAATATAACTAAACACATTGCTAAGTCATCATTACACCCTTCCTCTGCTTCAAATGAATTGTGTTTTTGGGAAAAAGTAGTTAACTCAGAGATTATATCATAGTCAATAATAAGTATCTTATCATCTTCTAATAGTGTTTTAAGGTTTGAACAACCTAACTTTTTGACTGCCTGTGTAGTTCTTACACCTAATTGTGATCTCTTACCACTAAATCCAGCACCAACAACTTGACCTGCACGACCTCTCTGTGAACACATTAGTAAATTATCATACTCTAGATCATAGTTAAGTATAGATGCAACTTGATCACCAATATCATTTACCTCACATAATATAAATGCTTTGTTGTATGCTTTTCCAACATCAGCTATGATACTTGGAAATAGCATTGGTTTGATTTCATTGTTTCGATATTTTGCAACTGCTTTGTAAGGAAAGTTAGTAATATCAAAAACTATGAATGCAGAGTAATCATTACCCAATCCACGAGCAACGTCAACTGTAATCAAGTAATTATGGTCTTTTCTAGGAGATTCGTATACATCTAATCCTGCATTTTTTTGTATTGGATTTTCATAAACTAAATTTTTTAACTTTGATGGATTGATAAGTGTATTTACTGAACCTAGAAACTCACATTCAAACTCAACCTTAAACTGTTGTTCTGATGTGTTTGCAATTGTTTGCTCCTTCCAAGCTTCATCACGACCTGGTACTTCAGACCAATGAACATCAGTTGGTTTATATTCATTCTTACCTCTCTCTGCATCGTGCCACATTCGGTAGAAATGATTCATACCTCGTGGTGTGGATACTATAATTACCTTCGTCTTTTGTCCTGACGAAATTGTTGGATAAACAGAAGCAAAGAAATCGTCAGCAATATGATTGGGGATAAAGGCAAACTCATCCAAGAATATAACGTTATAAGACCCACCCCTAACAGCAGAGGAAGAAGTCGAGTTAGCAGATATTTTTGACCCATTTTCAATTTCTAAAGAACCTTTATTCCAAGATATTATACCTTGTTGCATCCATCTTGGCAAGTTTTCATACGCAAGTTGTAATCTACCTAATAAATCACGGGCAGTAGAAGCTTTGTTTGCAAGTATAGCAATATTAACATTATCATTAAAAATCGCATAATGTAAGAGATATGATACAACCGTTGTCGATTTACCTGTCTGCCGAGGCATCTTACATATGTTGAAACGGTTCTCATGGAAGTTTTGAATTAATTTTTTCTGAAAAGGATATTGCTTGAACGGAACTAATCCCTCATCAAGTGATACAATTTTTATATAGTTATTTGCAAAATAAACAGGATCGTCTTTACACTTTAAGAACTCAATTATATTCTCTTGTGTAAATTCAATCGCAGTATTCGCTTTTTTTAAATTAGGATTACCAAGATAAACTTCACTCATATCATGCTGTTTTTATATTCTTGTTATTTTTTTTCTTTCCTATCAATCCATCTGCTTGATATTTTACATTAAAAATTTTCTGTTCAATGGAACGTAAATCTAGAGGCATATCCATTAGTTTCTTACCTCTAATATCCCTTAAATATTTTTGTTTTTTTGGAACTATTTGTTCCATGAAGGTTTGAAAAGTTTTCATCAGCAATTCCATCTTCTAAGTGCCTTGTTTATTCTTGAATCAGGATCTCTTCTTGTTTTTGCAGAAGTAAGTTTTTTCTTCATTCCTTTCATTCTTCTGCAGAATGATAATCTTCTCTTTGCAGATTTAGAACCTTTCTTTAATTTTTTAGGATCTTTTGTAACTGCAGTTTGTAATTTAGAACCAGGATTTTCACGACGATATGCCTTGACTGCTTTTCTACTTAAACCATCAGTTTTATCTTTACGATTAACTTTTTGCCAATCTTCACCTAACTCTTCTCTCCAATCAGACATACTTTCTTTGAGTGGTTTTGCTTTAATTATATCAACAGTTTCGATTTCTGTAAACTTAATATCATCAGAATTCCAATCTTGAATTGTTAATTCACTTTCAATGGCAGTATTTTCTGTCTTCATTGCTACTTCTAATTCATCTGCTTGTTTTGCGTGTGTTTTAGAACCATCTCTTAGTTTCTTAACTAATTTTTTAACGTGTGGCACATCCTTTTTATCTAATATTTCCTGAATGTTATCCTCTTTCATTGCCAACTTTGTAGCGATTGCATATTTTACATTTTTGTCACCATATCTGTCCTTCATATCTTTAGTGCTTATCGCATCAGCAATCTCATCACGTTTTTTCATTTGTTTCTTTGTCATTTTCTTTTCAGAAACAACATCTCCATCTAATTCATTTGACATATACAATTTAGTATAATCAACAGGAGATTTTACACCCTTTGGCAATGCCATATTTTTAGGATTTTTTGGAGTCTTTGGTATTTTTACTTTTTCTTGTAAAGAAGAAGTTTCTTTTACTTCTTCTTCTTGGACTTTTTTACGCAGTTTGGATACCTCTTACCAAACATTGTTTTCATTCCTTTCTTTTCATAACCTGGCCAACACTTCTCTGAAAGTTCATCTCTCCAGTTTGATGGTTCATAATGTGCCTTATCTAAGTTAACACCTTTTTTAAGTTTGTATATGCCATCTCTTTCTTTTCCCTTTTTAATAGTTTTACCTTCTGGTTTTATTATTTCTTCACCACCATTAATCTTCTTTATACCCATTTCTACTATTTGATCATTTTTATATTCTACTTCTTCTTTTTCAAATGTTTTTATTTTTTCAACGCTTTTTTTCACAATATCAAAATATTCTTTTTCACGCTTCTTTCCGCCAGGTAATATTTTGCTTATAAAACCTGGTGGATTGTTTATTACTTTGGCTGTGGCTTTTATGAATCTATCTTGTGCCTCTTTTTTAGTCATCTGTTCATTTACCTCATACTCTACCTCTTCCTTACGACTGTTACCCCAGTTTGCAGCACCTACCTTACGACACTTAACTAATGCACCTGAAGCATATGCACTTGGCCATACTGAATATCTTGACTTAACTTTATAATAGCAAGCATCTTTAGTTCCACTTCCTTTTCCTTTCTTATCTTTAACTTCTGTGAGATCTATTTCTGTTTCCTCCGTATCTTCTAAGATAATATCTCCTACCTCTACACCGTTTTCTGCAAACCAACCACGATTAACTTCGATTGCATATCTTATGTCATCATCAGGATATACAGGAACTGGATTCATTGGATCTAATTCTTTGATACTTTCAATGATACCTTCTTCGTTTATAAATGCAATATCAAGAGGTATGAAAGTATTCTTCATATGGAATGAATGATAGTCAGTGCTCTCAAATATGAATAACATACCACGGTCTTGCTCCAAACTCTCACGGAACATCAGACCTAATCTAAACTCTCCATCATTTTGTGGAACTTCAAGTTGAAGTGGTAATGAGATAAATTCTTCCTTCATTTTCTTTTTCTTTTTAGGTTTGTCAGTTGAAACATAAGTTGGTTTTGCAGCACCTGTTTTTTGCTGCTGATTAGGATCTGCCTTTTTCTTTCTTCTCGCTGCAGATAATCTTTCCTTTTTACTCATACTTGCTCTCTTTGCAGAAGAAACACACTTAGGTGTTCCCTCACCTGGTTCATCGCTTGCACAAGTTCCACCTGTGACTACGTTGACCCATCCACCTTTACCGTCCTTGGATTTAGAACCCTTGAACCATTTATGAAGTGAACCTTCCTTCACTTGCTCTTTATCAGTCATATAATCTGCTGCAGTATCAAGATAATCTGCTGCTTTTGTGATTTTAGACTGAACCCATGCTTTTGCATTTCCTTCACCTTTACCAACTTTCTTTTTAAGTTTCTTAGCATTGACCATAATATTATCAGCCTGACGACGAATCATTTCATATTCGTGATCGCCATGCTTTTCTTCATTCATTGCTTTAGTTTTCTTTTTCATTGAGTTGATAAACTTTCTATAGATAGCTGCTTCAGAGGTTTTACCCATCACTCTTGCTCTTTGCTCCATAGCAATTGCTGCTTGAATTTTATGAGCATGTG